AAATACCGGATAGTGATGTTGAGCCTGTGGGAGGGGATATATATGACGAGCCCAAGGGCACTGGCGTTGACGTTTCAACGGGTGGAAGTGCGGACACTTCGACTGTTGAAAAGGGCATATCTGAAAGCAATACGTAACATCCAAAAATTTGGTAGCCCACATAATGAATTTATTGATGAAATTGTAGGCGCTTTGAAAGCAGGGATGGAACAGGCTTATATATATGGTTTGGTTTCATCGCGAACGTCAGGCAAGTTATTGTTAAAAAAAGAACTTGCGGACATGTTTGATGAACCGTCAAGGGTTATTGCTGGGATATGGAAATACGACAAAGACATTTTAAAGCTTTACTTCCGAAAACAAACTATTGATAAAAGAATTTTTGAAACGATGTTTAGACCACACCCGCAAGCTATTCAATTTATCGAAGAATATACGGTAGAACTTGCGCATGTGCAGGAACAGGCTATTTTGAACGAAGTTCAAAGGATTAGCAAAAAAATAGTTGAAGACGGGGCTATTAAGGTGGCAAAATCAGGCACAAAATACACCGAAGAAAGTGCATTAAAAGCTTTACTACCCGATTTTGCAAAAAGCAGAATACACGCAATTGCAAGAACTGAAACTACGCGGGCTTATAGTTTGGGTAACATTGCAGATAGCTATACAGAGCCATCAATTGTAGGATATAAATTCGTTGCAGTGTTGGACGGTTTAACGTCACCAATGTGTCGTGAGCGAGACGGATTGATGATAGATAAAAATGATCTTGGATTATTGTCGGATAATACTCCACCGTTGCACGTTAATTGCAGGAGCACATTATTCCCGGTATTTGATTTCGAAGCAGGAAAATTGAAAAATATCACGAAAGAAAACTTAACCGCTACTAATGTTAGAGATACAGACAAAGCACAATATATAAGATTTATCCAAAGATTGAGGTGATGCGATTTGAAATGGAATTTAATTTTGCCTATCACAAAATTTTTCAATAAACAGTATGGTTGGATTGATATTAACAAAGAATTTGTCGAAAAAATATTTAATAACTTTAAAAATAAGATACCGGATTATGATATATCAATTGATATCGAACACACGCCGGAGCACGGCAGTTACGGTAAAGTACAAAATTTACGTATCAGCAAAAAAGGTCTTGAAGCCGTGCTTGAATATACACAAATTGGGAAAGAGCTTGTGGAGGTGCAGAAATTTTTATATTTTAGCCCCACATATTCGGAAAATTACAATGACAAAAAAACCGGTAAAAGTGTCGGGCCGGTTTTACTAAAACTTGCGCTTACCAATACACCTGCATTACCGGACATGGAAAAAATACTGCTTACGGATTCAAAGGCTGAAAACGTAAGAACTTTAATGATTGAAAACAACGAGGTGAATAAAATGGAATTTAACGAACTTATATCACAGCAGCGAATAGATATAGCAGAGAGCCGTAAACAATTCAAAGAATTGTCGGAGCAAATGTTTGAAAAGGAAAGCATAATAAAAACACTTTCCGAGGAAATATCTAAAACTAAAAAAGTTCTTGAGGAAAGCACTACAGAACTTAATAAGGCAAAACAGTTAAATGAAACATTTCTAAAAGAAAAGAACCTGCTTGAAATTAAAGCATGGGAAAACGATTGGATTCAAAACAAGCACAGAACTCCAGCTATTGTTAAGCAGTTTTCAGAACAGCTTATAAATATGCCTGAACAAAAGAAATTTTTTGATTCTGTGCTTGAAAAAATGGTCGAACTTAACTTATCCGAAATGGTTCAGGTAAATGACACAGCCCCCAAAAAAGATATTACAATAGCTGATATTGAGGCGGCAGCGCAAAAAATGGTAGGTGGTAAAAAATGAAAAAAATAATATTTATAATTGTGTTTGGCTTAATTGTTAGTTTAGGATTTGCAAATTTTACGGCACTTGTGCCCGTTGCAACTTCCACAGCGTTGCCAGCTTATTCGTATTTATATTTTTCGACCAATGGCACTAATTACGCGGTAGCGGTCGCAACAGGAACAAATACATTTACCGGCACCGATACAACATTAGCTTATTCACTTTCTCAGGACGATATTTTATATGGGTCGATAGGTTACACTTCTGCCGCTACTACAGCTTATACTGTAGCTTATAGCACAGGTATAATAACTTATGCGGCTTCGCTCACAACCGCAGCGACCGCAGTCGTAACTTATTCGTATTTTGTAGATACGTCATGCGCCGTGGACGCAGTTACCCTCGAAGCTATTACAACAACTCAAGCGACTGCTTTTGTATTAGTCTTGCTATCCGGAGAATTGTATGATGACCAAATGGCCATTGAACCTACCGTGGATCTCAAGGCAATCCTTGCTAGGAAAAATATTTTTCTAATCGCAAGAGAATCGGATTAAAAAAGGGAAGTGATTGAATATGGCTACAACAGCAGTATATAACCCACTTTGGCAATTTTTAACAAAATATATTGAACTGCTAAAGGATGAACCGTTTTTTTTAAAAAATGTTTTCGGGTCTCAAAAGCTCATGAGCCCTGCGACTGAAATAAGATGGAGAACAATAGCAAAAGGCGGTAAGATGGCTGATCTTGGCACAAGAGGAGATCCGGCGAAAGCCGTGGACCTTGGGGTGTCGGTAGTTCCTTATGTGGTTGAGCCACCCCAAATTTTTGAAAGAGATGAGATTAACTCTACAACTCCACTTCTTCAATCTTTTGATCCTCGCTCGCTCGCAAACCTTGAAACTTCATCGGATATTATGCGTAGTATCCAATATTTGTACGGTGTAAAATTACAAGGATTAAAGGACAGAATTGCGAGAAGGATAGATTGGATGTTTGCTGAACTTTTAACCGACGGAACATTTACGGCTACCGACGGGGTAAGATCAATTACTCAAAGCTATGATGTATCTGACGCGGTAGGATTTGCTCTTAATTCCGGAACTGATCCGTTAGATTTGCTTGGTCAAGCAGTCGAAGCTTATGCAGAGCAAGCAGGTAAATTTCCCAATATTTGTATTATGAGTGCAAATGTTGCAAGGTCTTTCTTGTCTCACGCATCCGTGGCAAAATGGATAAGTAAAAATACTTATGCTTATGGTCAATTAACATCTACTTATAAGAGTCCTACTATAAGATTCTTGGGTAAATTTGACGAATTTGCAATACCCGAAATATATGTGTATCGTGGAACTTATAATAATTCGGAAGGAACAGCAACAAAATACATTGAAGATAATCATATAATCCTTACAGACACAGCAGCGTGGAATCTTGGATATGGCGCGCTAATTGATTACGAAATTGATCCAACCGGGGCGCCAATAATGAATGAAATCACGATAAAAGAAAAAATTCCAGAAGCCTCCGAAGGACACACAAAAACAGTCTCAGCGATTACCTATCCGTTGCCTATATTGCTCGATTCAAACGCGTTGTACAGATTAACAGTTACCATTTCTTAATACAGGGGCGTAAGCCCCTTCTTTTTTTGATTTAAGGAAGTGATTAGATATGGCTTTGACTGTAGCAGACATAAAAGTATATTTCCCGCCGGATCTTCTTTCTGCACTGACGGACGATAATGAGGATAATTTTGCTGACGATACTGTTGTTCAAAAGTATGTTACCGATTCAACATCGTTCATTACTTCGGTATCATCTATAGCCGCAGCAGATGTCAACCTTCTGCGGATTCTTTCGGCAAAATATGTTATATCACATTTATATTATAGATACGGTATGAAAGACTTAGGCGATGCTTCGTGGACACAATTTTTGGATTCTTTAAAACGTGCTTCAGGCACAAACTCAAAAGCCGATGTAGTGAATACAGTCATTTTAATTGACGGTGGAGAACAGGTTTTTGATGACGATGTTTTTGAGCTGTGGTAAATTATGCAGACAAAATTTATATTTAATTTCGAAGATACCATTGTGGATTTGGAGCACATTAAAGAAAAGGTACAGAAAAAATCTGACCTTATGAAAAAAATA